CTTGATCTCAGGCGCGGGGCCTGACCGATCGTCCATGGGAGGACTGTCACCAATGCGTCGCCCCGCGCCTGAGATCAAGGACAACACAGAAATCACGACACGTTCCCCCCGCTGCCCTGCGCCGGGTTCTCGTCGGGGTCCTCGTCGTCGTCCTCAAGGTTGTCGTCGCCTCCGGCCGGGGGCAGGTTCACGGGCGGGGTTTCCGGCACGCCCGGGGCCCGGCGGCCGAGGAACGCGGCGACCTCGTCCGGGTTGTTCAGGGCGTCGGCCAGGAGGCGGGCGTCGGCGAAGGAGCGGGCGTCGATCCGCGTCAGCTCGTCCTCGGCGTCCTCGATGGGGAACCCGGCCTCCATCAGCATGCGGATCCCGGTCTCCTTGCTGATGACGCCCTTGGTCACGCCGAGGGTGACCTGCTCGAGGATCCCGGCCCGGTCGGTGGGCTTGTACGGGCCGAACACCATCCGCGCGGGCTGCACCTGGATGCCCGCCCAGTCGGGGTGCTGGCCGGCCAGGTGCAGGCGCTGCACGAACTTCAGGAGCAGCGCGTACTTGTGGTCGCGGGCCAGGCGCATGCCGCCGATGAGGGAGTCGAGCGGGCCCAGGGAGATGTCCAGGGCGTATCCGGAGGGCGCCTTGGACGGGTCGATGGTGCCGAGGGCGACCGCGGGGAGCCGGGAGACCTTGGCGGCGCGGTCCTCGAGGTCGTGGCCGTATTCGCGGAGTTCCCGCAGGGCGGAGGAGGTGTCGACGGTGGTGATTCTGCCGTTCTCTCCGAGGGTCCACACCTGCCCGGGTGCGACGTGCATGTCTCCGCGGGCGTTGACGCCGGATACGCCGACGATGGGCAGGCCGGTGGTGGCGGAGGCGCGGGCGGAGTCGGTGTCGGAGCCCTGGAGCTCGTCGAAGACCTGGAGCACCTTGGCGAGGGAGGACTGGCCCCAGTGCTCCTCGGCCGGGGGCACCGTGTTGGGGACGTGGACGACCGGCAGGAAGTCGATGAGCAGGTCGAGGTGGTCGAGGACTTCGCCGTCGGAGCGGGTCGCGAAGGTGGCCTTGTCCAGGGGCAGGGAGTCGACGTCTATCTCGCCCTTGAGGTCGTCGAGGGTCCAGGTGGCGTCGGTGAGGTAGCAGGTGACGGTACTGGGGGTGTCGTTCCACGGGTAGAGGCGGGTGACAGCCCCGGAGCCCGGGTCGATGATGTCGCCCTGCCCGAGGACGGGGACCAGCTGCCCGTCGGCGTCCTCGATCGTGAGGGGGGCGCGGACCGCGCGGCCGCTGCTGTCCGCGCCGGCGGCGGTGGCCGGCCCGATGGGGGCGAGTTCGTAGGTGATGCGCCGGATGCGGGCCTTCAGGTCGCGGCGCGGGTCCTCGGGGAGCTCCCATGCGAAGTGCACGCGCTGCGGGAACTCCCCGCCGTCGTCGTCCTCGCCGATGACCGGGAAGTAGAAGCCCGGGTCGACGGAGCGGACGGTGGCGCGCTGCTTGGCCGGGTCCCAGGCCAGCCGGTACACGCCGTCCCCCAGGGCGACGGCCTTGCGTTCGGTCTGCTGGACCCGCATGGGCAAGAGTTCGTTCTCCGACCAGTCCCGCAGCAGGGACTGCACGCGTTCGGCCATGGCCGGGTCGACGCCTTCGGCGGGGTGTTCGGCGCCGGGCACGGTGATGGTCTGCTCCCGGCCCAGGACGTGCGCGAGGATCGCATCGACGAACAGGGACGGGTCGCCGAACTCCCGCTTCTCCCGGGCGGCGGGCCCGTCGAGGACTTCGGCCAACTCTGCTGCCTGGTTGTTGTCGTAGGCGGCCAGCAGCTTGTACGCGGCGAGGCGGCGTTCGTCGGCGGGCGGGACCCAGGTCGCGGCGGCTTCGGGGAAGGCGCGCCGGTGGGGCATGCCGCGGGGGTCGGAGTAGATCGGCTTGTAGTTCAGCCACGACCAGGCGTCGATGACGACGGCCTTGGCGCGGGTCATGAGGCCCACCGCTACTCCTCCGCTGCTCCAGGCCCCGCGCCTGTGATCAGGGTACGGGCGTGGTCGGGTCGGGTTCCCTCCGCTGGGCGGGCAGGAGGTGGCGGCCGGCGTCGGTGCCGCGTGCGGGTTCGTTCACCCCAAGGGGGCGGCTGTACTGGGGGAATGGACTTCCGGGTACCGTCAGGTCACCCGATTGGGTGACGCGAGGAACGGGAATCCGGTCGCCTTTCTCCCCGTCAATCCCCTTTGCCCACATTCAAGATCACGAGGTGTCAGGAGCACCATTCGCGTGCCCTTAAACTGACTCCGGGTGTTCGTCACTCGCATGACGCTTCCCTGCTTCCGGCGCCGCGGCCCGGAGGAGGAGCGACCGTACCGGGTCCTTGACCTGCGGTCGCGGAAGGGAGGTGGACCATGACCGAAGACGGACAGCCGGACTGGAGCTTCTGGTGCTTCGTCGTCGCACTCCTGGAGGTAGCGCTCCAGGTGACGGCGAAGTGAGAGCCCTCAGTCCAGCAGCCCACCTGTGAAGAGACAGGGCCGTCCATCCAGCCAGGGTGGGCGGTCCTGTTTCGTTGTGCTCAACGCATCATGTGTTGCGTGCTTGCCAATGTACCTTCCATCCGCGCAGATTTTAAATTCGGGACTCATGAATCGCTGTGCAGTGAGCGAAGTGACGACTGATTGACGGCCCATCAGCTGCCAACTTTGGGCTCGTGATTTTTCTGATGCGTGTGGGAGTGGCAGCCGGGTGTGTTGGATGGTTCACCTGCGGCCACGCAGCCGCTGGTCGGTGTAGTGCTGGGTGCCGAGGCCTTCCTGTGCGGGGTCGGCGAGCTCGGTCAGTGCGTGCACGGCGGCGTCCATCCGGTCGGGTGAGTCCATGCCGGGCAGCCAGGTGACCATCTGCCGTTCCAGGGTGTCGAACTCCCCCACATGATGGACACGGCCCTGCTCATACAGCTGGGCGATGGGTTCGGCGCGCAGGCGTTTGCCTTGCTTGGCGTTCACTTCGATGATCCGCGGCATGGGCCCACCCCGGGTGCGGCCGGCGCGTTCGAGTTCCTGCCAGGCCTGGATGAGGACCTGGCGAGTCATGTCGCCGCCGAAGTTGGTTTCCACAACCAGGCCGTCCGCGCCCAGTTCGATGGCGAGCTGGCAGGCTTCGACACCCCACGCGTTGGCGCCGTGCCGGCCGGAGCGGTCGGCGAGGAGGTAGAGCTCTCCTTCCGCGGTGCGCCCGGCGGCGACGATGCCGGTTTCGTCGTTGGCGGTGCCGGCGCCGCCGGAGGGGTCGATGGCGACGAGGATGCGGGTGAGGTCGACGCCCTGGAAGGCGACGGTGCTGCACCGGTTGGTGGTGATCCACGCCCATTGCCAGACGCCGCCCTCAAGGGGTCTGGGCTGCTGCTGGTAGAGCGCCCACCAGACGCGTTCGCCGACGGCGCGGCGGGTGCGGGCGAGTTCCTCTTCGTCGTACTGATCGGGCCACAGGGCCTGGCCGGGCTGCCGTCCGAGGGGGTCGTCGTCGGAGAGGGCGAGGGCCGGCAGGTCGATGAGGGTCCAGTTCTCGGGTTCGGTGGCAAGGATCCGGCCGGAGAGGTCGTCCTCGTTCCAGCGGGTGTTGATCAGGACGATGGAGGCGCCGGGTGCCCGCCGGGTGTAGAAGACGGACTGGTACCAGTCCCATACCCGGTTGCGTTGGGCGGGGCTGTTGGAGTCATCCGAGCCTTTGAAGGGGTCGTCGATGATGCCGAGCGAGAAGCCCTTGCCGGTCAAGGAGCCGCCGACGCCTGCGGTGACCATGCCGCCGCGGACGGATGACCCGGCGGGGGCTTCGAGGTCGAAGCGGTTCGCGGCGTGGCTGCCGGGGTGGAGGTGCACGCCGAGGGTGGGGGCGTAGGTGCGGAGCTGGTCGCGGACCCAGCGGCCGTGGTCGTCGGCGAGTTCGGCGCCGTAGGAGGCGAGCATGACGCGGGCGGTGGGGTGGCGTCGCAGGTACCAGAGGGGGCCCCAGCGGGAGGCGCGCTGGCTTTTGCCGTGCCGCGGCGGGCAGGTGATCATTACCTGCATGCGTTCGCCGGCGGCGATCCGCTGGAACACTCGGTCGATCATGTCCAGGTGTGGGGCCTGCTTCTCGCGGCCTTCGGTGAGGACGGCGGCCAGCGCGCCCGGGGAGCGGTCCATGGCCATCTGGCGTTCGATCCGGACGAGTTTGCGGCGGGTCTCCGGACGGGCTCGGGCGACGACGCGGCGGCGCTGTGTGGAGGGCAGGGACCGGTAGCGGGCTTCGAGGCCGGCCTGCCGGTCAGGGGCTTTCGTCACCGTCGTCCTCGTCGAGTTCCTCCTCCGGTTCCTCATCGTCGTAGTCGGCATCCGGGTCGATCTGTGGGATTTCGGCGTTGTCCCGGTCGGAGATGTCGAAGAGGGCCGTGACCTCGGCTGCCTCGCTGCCGGAGAAGGGGATGGCGCCGCCGTCGGGGCCGCTGATCTCGGTGCGGACGGGGACCTTCAGGCCGAAGAGTTCGGTGAGGTCGGCGATGTATTTGCGGGCCTGTTCGCCGGCCTTGAGGTCGACGTTGGTGGGGTCGGTGGCTGCGGGCCAGACCGCGCGGAGGAGTTCTTCCAGGCGTGCGCCTTGGATGAAGCGGTACGTCTCGGCTTCCTGGACCTCGAGGTCGCGGGCTTTCTTGATGGCGCGGGAGAGGTCGGAGCGGGCGGTGTTGGGGGACATGTCGAAGTGCTCGGCGATCTCGAGGGCGGTGCGGCCCTGGATCTTCATGATGAGCATTTCGCGTCGCCGTTGGGCGACTTCTGCGGTTTTGGCTTTGGACCAGGCCATGGCGGTGGGGCTCCCGCTCGCGTGTGTGGTTGTCGGGCCCCGCGCCGAGAGGCCCCGCCCACGCCCTGACCAACGGCCCGACACCCATCCCCCGGTGTCGGGCCGTCCCCCTGCCCGCACCCCGCCCACCGGCCCCGGGGGAACCGAACACCGAAAATCAGCGATCATCCCTACAAGGCGCGGGGCCCGACAACCA